CATTTAATCTAGCGTAATCTTCAATTGTACCACCTGTTTCATTCATAAACTTAACTAAGCTTTCAACATTTTCTGGTAAATCAAATGCTGGTCTACTTGTTTCATCAATTACAATGTTATTGTTTTCTTCAGGTGTTTCACCTATTTCAACAATAGGAATAGAATCTTCTTCTACTTTTTCTTCTTTGGTGTCCCGTATTTCTTCAACCACTTCTTTGCTGTCGCTACTGTCTTCGGGTTTTCCGACAACAGCATCGCTGTCATTTGTGCTTTGCTCTTGAACGGCATCTTCTGTTTGTTTTGGTTCTTCTTTAATCTCTACTTTAGTTGGAGCAGTGTCTACTACTTCTCCTTGTTCTTTTGTTAAATCAACTTTAACTGGACTATCGTCCATCTGGTCTTTAATAGTTTTCTTTTTAACTTTTAAAGATCCATGGTCTTTGTTTTTTGCCATAATAAAATATAATAAAAATTAATAAATACTACATAATAGGATCATCAAACTCATAAGTGTCCATAGTTCCAGTTGGTGTTTCAAAATCAATTGGTAATGAATCATCTTGTCTTTGAGCTATCATCTCACTTTGTTGTGTAGCTTGTAATTTAGTTCGTTGATCTTTACGATCTTCGATTTCAGCTTCTTTGTCAGCTGTAACTTGAGCATTTAATTCAGCAAGTTGCATTTGGTATTGAAACTCTAGCTGCATTAATTCTTTTTTAATCTGTCCCTCTTTTTCAATTTTTAATTGATCTAGTTGAGCTTTACCTTGCTCTATTTGTAATTGAGTTTCAGCTATTGCTTGCTGTTTTTGAACTTCATACATAGCTGCTTGCTCTGCGCTTTTAGCATTAGCTTCAGCTTGTAATTGAATGTTTAATTGTTGTTGTTGTAATTCTTGCTGTTGTTTCTTTTTACGTCTAAGCTTTAATAATTGATTAGCTAATTTAATATTATTTATTTGTCTAATATCTATAGCATCTTCTAAATTAATACCTCCACTTTGTAATGCAATTTGGATATTTTGTTCTAATTGCATTTTTTCTTCTTCATCTGGTTCTAATTCTAAGAATATACCAAAATCATAAAGATTTAAATTTTGTATTTCACTTAATGTTTCTACATTAAATGTACTTATTGAAGATTTTAAAGCTTCTTGTAATAAATCATGCTCTAAACAATCAGCTATTCTTAATGAAATATTTTCAGCAACTCTTATACCTAAATATAAAGCCCCTTGTAATATATGTCTGGTAGCCACGTTAGAATTATAAGCAGCTAATTTTTGAACACCTACTAATGCTTCAGGATCTGGAGTACTAGCATCTCTAGCCTCATTTAATCCGGTCACATCTCTTATCATTTGTAAATAATAATTGTAAGTGGTAATTAAACTTTGTAATTTTCTACCAGCAGACGAGGTTTGTAATTCTTGAATAGGTACTTTACCTCTGTTAGGATCACCATCTTGAGTTAAAGATCTACCAACTATACTACCAGTTTGAAAATACATGTTTAATGCTTCTTGTGGATTATAGTTTGTTCCATTACCTAAATCAACCTCAGCTAAACCATCAGCATCTACAAATACACCATCAGGAACCATACGTGATATAACTTGCTGTAGCTTTAAATGAGTTAATTGAATCATATCTGCAAAACCTGTTATTTTACTAACTAATGATTCTACTCTACCATGATAAAGTCTAGGAGCACAAATAGCATAATTCATTCTTACTTTTGTGTTATCAGCAAAAGGACGTGTCATATTTTTAGACATTTCCCATTTTATCATTTCATTAATACCTAAAACCTTAGCACCTTCATATAAAACTTCTATAGTTCTACCTACTCTTTCAAAGTTATCAGTATCGGGTGGAGAAAATGTATCTGGTTTTTCTAATGCTTTTTCTAATCCTTGATCAGTTCTTTTTATTTTAAAAACTTGATCCATATAAGTTCTGTACTCAAAAAACATAACAGCAACAACATCTGGTGCTTCATTCCAGTTTCTTAAGTAATTCATTTCACCTGGAAACTTTTCTATCTTTTTTAATTGAGCGTCAGTTAAATAAGGAAATTGTTTTTTAAGCTCTGACATACTAATCATTTTGACTTCACCTACATAATATAAGTCATCAAAATTAGGATCAGTAGTGTATGAATATACTAGATTAGCGGGATCTACATAATCAACAGTGATACCTTGAGAAGTATTAAAATTAGTTTTAACACAACTTATACCACATATAACTAAATCTTGTATTAATCTTTTTTTAGTTTGGTCGTATTTGTTTTCTTCTAATATACTAGTAATAGCCTCTTCTTCTGCTATTTCTACACTTTGCTTATAACTAAGCTGCATGTGTAGTTCTAATTCCTCTGTAGTTTCTGGTAAATTTTCTTTTTCACCTGAAGCATACAAGTCCATGCCTAATTGCTCTTGAGCTTTAACAAGATATTCTTTCATCATCATATCTCGCATTAAATCTCTAGCGTAATTTGTTCTTTGTTTTAAACTTTCTGGATCAGTAGAAAAAGCTTTAATTTCATAATTTCTATCAGACAAACCATTTACAACTATATCTACAAATTTAGATATAATAGGAACTGGTTTCCAGTCTAAATTAAGATATGATAAATCACCGTTAATAGATAATTCATCTTTATATTTTTGTATACTTTGTTCACCTCTAGCGTATAATCTTCTATTATGATACTCAGCATAATTTGTTTGATACAACCCTGTTCTAGTTGTAGCAGCACCATATCGGTTATTGCTAAACCACTCGTTTTCTATCGCTCTAGCTACTTTTAAGCCGTACTCCCAACTATTTTTTTCCTCGATAGGTACCACCTGACTAGGAAAACCACTTAAATAATTAGTATCAGTTCCGTTCATTTATTGTATAATTTTTGATGAGTAACCAGAATTATTATATTTTTTAAACCCTAAAGGAATCATCTCCCTTTTATATTCATTAACTGGTTTATATTTATTTTTATTACACGCCATTATTGCTAAACCTGAGCTAATTGACGCATCATGTTTTGTTCTATTAAACATATTAAATTGTGCCCAATCTTCTAATGTACGTTGAAAATACATTTCTCCATACATCTCGTTATTATATCCTACATGTGTATCTATGTAAGTTTCTATAGCTGCGGCGTGAGCTTGCCTTATATCTTCACTAGAGTTTGGTATACCACCAACTTCTTTTTCTGTTGTAGATAATTTAGAAAATATCTTATCAGGTCTATTAATTGAAAATTTTCTATAACCTCTTCTTTTTAAATAATAAAGTAATCTAGGCTTGTTATTTTCTGCTAATATTGGCATGCCATAAAACACTAATGCCATCAACACATCTTCAAAAAATATTTCAGCTGTTTGAGGTCTAGCTATATATTCTAAAAAGAAACGATTAGATGGGTGTTCGTCCATACTAAACTTAGTTAAACCATGTAAAGATCCTTTAGAACCTACACCGTCTACTGTTCCTGATATATCATAACTATCACATCCAAAAGCACCCATATGTTCATTACCAGGATACTTAACGCCATTTTTAATTATCACGTTGTTTTGTTGGTGATTAAGAGGTGTCCATGTAATCCAAAACCTACCATCTTTATTTGGCATAAAAACAACTCTTGTATCTTTAATACCATCTTCCCACTGAAAATTACCTTTACTTAACAAAGGTGATCTCATAAGCATTTCTTCATTATAATCTATCTGTTCATATATTTTAGTTAGATTAAATAAAGATTGTTTAGTTTCATCTCTAAACGCGTGCTTTTCAGTTCTTGGAAACTGACGATAAAATTCATTTAAAGAATCAGGACTATCTTTTAAACCTTCAACTTCATTATCCCAATAATCTATAACACCTAAATCTATTATATCACCATGTGGTCCTAAAACTTCTTTCTTGGGTGTATCGAATACAGGTAAGCCATAAGAATCAATGTATCCTTCGTAATTCCATTCCATAGGTATGAACAAAGAATAGAGTCCTGAACTAGTCTGTCCGTTGCGGTTTCTTTTTGTAACATCTGATTCATAATATAATTTTTTAAAATTATCACCACCTTTTTCTAACGCATTAGATGTAGAACCCATCATACATTTACCAACAATTCTACTACCTAATCTTAATGTAGTTTTAGTAACCCGCCAGTTATTTAAAATATTATTTGGTCTCTCCCATTTACCACTTTCATCATGCACTAATAGTTTTAATTTTTCACCATCATAACTATTATCACCTGTGTTTTTCCAGTCAATAGTTGTATCTAAACCTTGAAGTTCTTCAGTTGTTTCACCTAATTCTATCTTTCTTCTAGTAAATTTAGAAGCTGGAACTCTATATGCTAATTCTGTTTTTGGTCTATCCATACCATCTTGGATAGGTTTAAAAAAGAAAGGATAATTTACAGAAATAGGAACAACCTTATCTGTAAACATTTTTTTAGCATCTGGTCCAGTTTTAGATAATATACCGTATCTTGAATCACTTGATATAGTTGCTAGATTTACTACTTCTCCCGAAGCCATAAAAGAGAATCCTGATCTACGGTTTTTAAGGTAACACATTCCGTAGCATCTTCTATCTGCTTTGCAAGCTTCCCAGAATATGAAGAATAATCTATTGGCTTCTCTATAATCTGGTGCCCCAACATCAATTTTACTCCACTGCAAGTACATATAATGAGTGCCAGTAATATAAGTAGGAACGCCTTTATTATAAAACCAAAAACCTTCTTCACGTCTTTTAAATTCTTCATCTATATATTCAAACCATTTTTCTTTAAACTCTTGTGGATATTGCTTCCAATCAAAAACGGTTTTTATTCTATTTAATTCTTTAGGATAATCAAATTTTACCCATTTATTTTCTTCGTGTTTAAAAATATCTTTCTCTTTGGGTAAAGCTATTTTTAAATTTTGTATTTCATATATCTCACCTATCTGACCAGTCTTAGATATAACAACTACATCATGTTCTTTGTTATAACCATATTCCCATTTATTATAACGATTTAATCGTTTAATTATTTTAGGTTTAATATGATCAACTATCTTATATAAACTTTGCTCGTACATTATTTAGACCTCCCTTCTGCAAAACCTTTAAAGCTAGATTGTTTTTTTTCTTCTACTTTTGGTTTATCTTCTAGTATATTTTTTTCCTCTTCAATACGATTAAGTATTTCAAAAGCATCAAATATAGCTAGCTTCTTTGTTGCAGCAGCATTTTTTAATCTATCAGCTGATATATCATCATTAGAATCTACAATAGGTTCTTTAGCTACCTTAATTAATTCCTCAACTGCTTTGTGCCCAGCTTGGATTATATTCAGCTTCGTGTCCTTGGTACTCATGCTTTATAATAATATTAGTTGATTTCATACAATATAATAACTCCTGATCTATAACAAATTCCCACTCACGATTACGTGGATAACTTACTAAGTCTCCAGGAAAAACATTTTGTTCTTCTAAATATTTATCTCCATATTTTAATATACCAACTAATTTTTTATCAATAATATTACTTATTGGATTATCATTTTTAACTGGTTTAACAAAACAATAACCACCAAATGTTTTCCATTGATTATCGCGTTTGTACATAAATATTTGATCAGGTTGAACAAAATATAAATCTTCTTTAAAATAAGATGATGAGTTTCTTTCAACACCTTTTTGATCATACCAACGTCTAAACACATTGTGATGTATTATAATGGTATCACCTACATTTATATCTGTTTTATACTCGCTAGGTACAGAAACTACTTTAGCTTCTCTACTTATAAAAGTAAATTCTTCAACAGAACTATTTACAATTAATTTTTTATCACCTACGTTTATTTCGTTATTATAACGCTTGTTTAAAGGAGTGACAATAAACTTGTATAAACTGTTCATTAATATTCTAAATCATATTCAACAGATATAGCCATGTTAGAATTAAACTTCTTCCATGGCAATATCTCTTGATCTTTCTTTATAAATATGTTATAAGAGGAATCAGATTCATTAAATATAATAGATCTTATATTGTGTCCACCGTATACCTGCTGACCTACAGAATAATGCATAGCATCATTTTTATAATCAGCGCCAATACTGATTTTTCTTATATTGGATGTCATTACTCAGCTTTTTTAAGCTCTGTTACTTCTTCTTTAGGAATATCAGTATACTCTCCAGTTTGTATATTTATATTTACATCACCGTATTTATCCTGTAATTCCTTTTTAATTTCACCCATTTCTTTTTCCAACATAGCTATTTGACTTACGTCATTTGCTTTTTGTACTTCTAAAAAACCAATATTAGCTAAACGTTTTTGCAAATCTTGTTGATTTTGCTGTACCTTTTCTAATTCTTCTTGTGTAATTTTTTTAACTTCTTTGCTCATAATTTTATTTAATTTAATTAGTATTTACTTATCTATAGTCACGTGTTTTACACGCTTTTTACTTTTTAAATATACTAGTTGCTTTTTCTGTCGTGCGTCCGCCGAAATAGGCTAAGACAACGGCCATCATAACATTCTCAAAAGTAGAGTTCCAATTATCATGTATTGTAAAAGGTATGCTCTCTACACTATCTAATATTCCAGCAAATGAAAATATAACAATACACCATACTAAAACTAATGGACGTACGTTTTTACTCCACCATGAATCTGACATTGAATCTGATTTCCAACGAGAAGTTATTGCTTCTAACTCTTTATTTTGGTGCTCGTATATTAATTGCTGTAATTTAATTTTATCTTCTGCTGGTGCATCAGACTTGGTTATTTCAGCTATAGCTTCTTGAGGCGATGTAACTCCCTGTAATATATTTCCTAATGTAGGATTTATTACAGTAGCAGCACCGAACAATAGCTGACCAACTGTAGTATCTTTAAACTTTTTTTTCTTTTGCATATGCTTCTTTTTCCCAAGGTAAGTTTTTGTCTCCTTCTTTTATTTTAGATCTATCATACCATTTACCTTCCCAGTAAACCCATTCATCGTTCCAACAAAATCTACCGTCCTTGATTTGTTCTACATGTACTTTTTCATGGCTAACAGTAACGTCTTCTTTTTCATGAGGTAAGTCTTCATTTAGTACTATAGCGCCATTAAGAAGAGTAACACCGTGTGTATGACCATCTTCAAAAGGTGCTCTATACACAGGTGTGTTATCTATCTCATAAGGGGCTTTCATTTTAAAAGCCATGTCTTATTTTTTAAGCTTATCTTCTCTTTTGTTATCCATAACAGTAGCGTCTGCATCTACTGGCATTTGACCACCTTCTAAAGATATATCTTCATCGCTTTCTCTTTTAGCCATATAATCTTTTTTAGCCATGTGATCCATACCTCTTTTCGCCATGTAATCACCTCTTTTTGCCATGTAATCACCATCTTTATGAGCAGCAGCTTTTCTGTCTCTAAGCTTTCTGTCTTCATCATAGATAGCATCTTTTGCATCGTGAATTAATCTTCTTTCATGATCCATGTCCATTCTTAAATGGTGGTTTCCACCTGAATATCCTTTATAATGTCCCATTGTTTTGTTTTTAATTGTTAATTTTTAATCTAATCTTTCAAACGATATTTCTATCGGTCTATTACCTGTATCTGATGGGAACGGATTTATACCACCAGCAGTAAACTCTACTTCTACTTTTATTGTATCGCCAGCACTAAATTCTTGAATAAGTTCTCCATAAAATATTTTATCTCCTGTTAATTCCGTAGACTTTTGATCAATAACATCTATAGCGGTAGGACCTGCTAAAACGAAAGAAACTCTCATTTCTACTTGATTTGTTTGATCAAACCAATGTTGACAAGTTCTTACTTTCCAGGTTCCTGCTCCGTCTACTCCTAATGTAAAAGTAGCTTCTTGACCAGCTGTACCACCAGGTGTATTAGTACATGTCCAACCATATTGTGTAAAAGCTGTTGGGCCAGGAGCATTTAAACTAGAAGCTATTAAAGCCGTTGGGTCAAATGGTAAAGCACTAGCTGTAGCACTAAGCCAATTTGTATATGCAACTGGAGTACCATTTGGCCAAATAAATACTTGAGTCATTCTATAACCCGTTACTTGTATACCTGGAACAAAAGCAGCATTTGTGCCATCGCTTTGAAGAAGATCTCCTCCAGAAGCTGCACCAGCGTTAGTTAACGCATTAATAGCTAGTTGTTGTGTACTTTGTCCTGTACCACCATTAGCTATAGGTAACACACCTGTAACATCTGCAGCTAAATCTATACCAGCAACAGTTGTAAAAGGTGTCGCAGCATCAGCTTTTAAAAAGCCAGCCGTAAATGTAGTTTCACCAGTTCCACCTTTATTTACTGGTAGCGGACTAGTATCAAATAGTAAACCTTCTAAACTTGTAACTAATTCTGTAGGTGTAATACGTAGGTTGTTAGGGCCTGTTGTATCATAACCAACTATACTAGTAAAGTTAGAAAGATCCGCTTCAGCGGTAAATTGTGAAAATTTTATATCTGCCATTTTATTTAGTTTTCTCGGATCATTAAATCTAATCCATTTTCTGTTAGCATTCTATCCACTCCATTCTCCATAATTATATAATTAGTTATTGGACCTGGGGATACTTTGTATGAATTTGGTACTGCTAATAAACCATTAGCATTTCCTAAAATTGTTGGAGCCATTATAATAAAGCTATTATATCGCTAGCTGTAGTGTTAGATGCATTAACTCTTCCTACATTGATAGGTATAAAAGAAGCATCTCCTACGTTTTTCATTAATACAGGGATAGGTGATGATGTTACTATTTCAATATCTCCTCCAGTTCCTACATATAATAAAAATGAATTAGGATCTGGATTAGCTTGATATATTGTATAAACCTGTGGTGTTGCTAAAAATATATTAGCGCTTAATGTTATAGTAGAGTCACTATTAACCTCTGTAACACTTGCTATTTCACCTGTAGTCTCGTTATAAACTGTGTCACCTACGCTAACTGCAGGTACTGAAGTACCAACACCTTGAAATTGAGCAGTGTTATCTATTAACGCGTTTGGTCCAGTTAATGTATTGTTTCCTGAAGCCACAACATATGGCTGAGGAATATTTATTGTATCACTAGGTATTACTCTAAAAGCAAAGCTAGCTTGATCTAATGTTTCATTGGGTAGTGTTGCCATTCTCTTTTTTTATTTAAATTATCTACAAGCCTTGCATGTTATAGGGTCCATCCCTGAATAAGGTACTTTTCCCATTTTCAGTGGCATACCATATATACCATTACTAGCACCTTTCATCATAGGCATACCAGCTGGATTTAATGGAGCTTCCCATAAATACTGTTGACCGTAATCTGTTCTTTGTTTTTTAATTGTTGCCATAATATTGCTGTTTGTTAAAAGGGAACATTTTATTCATTTTTTCCCTACGTTTACCGCATCCACAATCAGTTCCTGTTCTTGAAGCAACTGTGTCTACTATTTTTTTTATACCAGTTTTTTGTGTAAATTTATGTATTAAATCTCCTGCGCCTTCCATCTTAATTATATCCCATATTAGCATAGAACTGACCTAAAAAGTCATCTATTTGGTTTTGTTCTATTTGATTAGCCATGTTTAAAGCCTCATTAGCAGAATCCATTGGTCTTGTGCTAGGGCTCATTGTTTCGGTAGGAGTACCAAAATCAAATCCACCTCCGCCGCCACCGCCTCCATAAAAAGGAATACGTTGGTTAGGAAACATTGGTGAAGTGATAGCAGCCATGTTATTACCCATTATTTGATTAATCTGTGAAGTTGTAGCTACAGGTGTATTTTTAGGTGTTCTACCCGCACCTCTAGCGCTACTAGACCCAGTAGCTCTATTCATAGTATATTGGTTAGGTACTGGTTGATTACTTAATACGCTTCCTTGAGGAGGAATAAGAGCTGGTGGTAATGTATTACTTACAGGTGCTGTTGAAGCAGCTGCATCATACCAATTTTGATAAGCTGCCATTATTGATCTTTTCTTAATTCAGGAAATTTTTTATATACACAAGCTTTTATACCCTCTGGATCTGGAGCATTGTGAGCTAATTTAAGAGCAGATCTTCCTCTTTCTAAAGAATTAACAGGAAATGTTCCTTCTGCTGCTCCACCCGCTGGACCACAAAATGATTTAACATCTGGGTATTTACCAGCATTAGAGCTACCTGGTTCTTCTCTTATTTCGCTTAAGCTCTTTTTTAATCCCATGGACATATCTCTAGCTTGTTCCATTTCTCTACGAGTTAGGAAGTTGTTAAAACCTCCGGGCATATATCTAGTTGATTCCATAATTATCTAAAATTTTTAAGTGATTTTTTAATATCAGACCCTAATCTAGGTGCTATATAAGGACCTCTTCTTCCATTTGGTGGTGAAGTTTTTACAATTCCTTTACCAGTATTACCTGTGCCTTCGTTTTCTTCTACTTCTGGTTCTGGTTTAACGTAAAAAGGATTTTTAATAAATTCATTAACTCTACTTTTTACATTTTTTATAACTTCATCAGATTTTAAATCCATAGGTACACCAGGATTTAATTGTTCATGTATTTTTTTACGTTTTTCTAAAGAGTTTTCAACATTTCTCTCTAAATTTTTTATAGTTCTAGGCATTTTCCTAGTTAACTTTTTAATAAGCCTATGATACTCAGGATTGTTTTCTATACCAGGTTGATCCTTAACCTCGTTGTATAAACTCCAAAGTCTATTAAATCTTCTGCTTCCATATAAGAAATCATCACCAAATTCTTTTTTAGTATTTAATTTAACTTTAGGATCTGCATCGCCACCACTACTTATAGTACTATCTATCTTTATAGGATCACCAATTTCGTTTGGATTATTAACTTCATCTTTGTTTTTATCCT